ACCCCGTCAGCCATTTACCACCACCCAGCGCCTAATCCTGTCAACCATGTGCCGCCCCCTATAATAGCCGCCAGCATCACAAGTAGTAATATCAACAGCAGAGTTTCAAAAAAGGCCGCTTTACGCTCTTGCTGCTTATACAGAGTTTCCTCGCGCTCTTTCTTAATCTTACGCCGTAGCTCCACCATTTCGCGCCAAGTGCCATAGCCAAAGCGATTATTCAGCATTTGCTGCAAGTCTTTCTCTTGCTCTGCCAGCTTCTTTTGGTGAATGATTATCTGCAAAGCTTCTTGCTCTACAGATCCAGACGAAAACAGTTTAGTGAAAATAGGCGGGTTCTTACGCTGCTGTTCTGCGCGGCCAAGATCCGCTGCTGCTCCATACCACTTGCCAAGCTGGCCCGCTACATCTTCTAGCTCACGGCCCGCATAAACCATTTTCTTGACAAGATTGTACGCTTGCGTAGCCCCCGCAATAGCTGTGATAGGATCTATCATGTATCTCGCCCCACGATAATGTATCCCAAGCATTTTGCATCAGGATGTATTCTGTATATTTTTGGGTAATGGTAATAAAATGACGGGCGCGGGCAGCGATACCGGCAAGCCTTATACATGATCCCATGCGGAAACATTCCAAAGGCAATAGATGTGAGGGCGCAAATCATGGCCCGATTATATCACATTTTACTTGACAGCTAAATTCTGAATATCGCGCCGCATTTCCTTTTGATCGTCGCGCATTTCTTTTAAAAGTTCGTGCATCATGTCTGTTTTTTGCTCAAGAAGCTTAATCTGAGATTTACTGGTCAAAAGATTGTTAATTATCCACCATGCTGATGCAGCAAAAGCACCCGCTATGGCTATTAAAAAGCCCATGTAATCTTCAATAAACTTCATTATTCGCGCCCTAATAACCATGAACCATCAGCTTGCTGTAATCACCAGAAAGTAATTTTCCTTTGACATATTCAGAAAATTCTGGAGAACCTAATTTTAATCCACTTTCTTTCAGCCACATTTCCGCAACTACAAAAGGAATTGAAGTAACGTGACGCATATCTGATTTACGGTTATGCCCGTCTATTTGTTTTTCCTTATTAAAATCTAAAATGGCACTGACATCTTGTGAACGGCTCACGATCAGCTTGTCATCTTCTGTTTTATAAGAGGTTTTTAGACTTAGGCTATCAGTCATCTTTTTTCTTCTTTGGCTTTTTAGGCTTTTCTTCTGCCCGCATAGCAAACTCTAATGACATCATTAGCTTTGCTTCTTCTGTTGAAACGTCAACGATATCGCCCATTTTTGCGCGTACACCATCAACAAATGGGCCTCTGTCAGTGATAATTTTAATTTTCATATCAACCTTCCATAAGAATAGAGGGGCATTTCTGCCCCCCTACTATGCCTTATTTAGCTTACATCAGCAATAACGCCGTGCGCTTTCTCTGAAGTAACCTGTAAACCCCACTCAGCAGAAATCAAGCGGCGCTCTGACAGGCCAGTGCGAGCCAATGGCTTCTGATTAGCAGTTTGCAAGTACGCAATCTCAGCGTAGCTTGGATCAAGCACGAACACATCACGCGAGCGAATGTGACGGGCTGGAACGATTTGCAACTCACCAAAGTCTGAGATGTAAACATCAATTGCAGCGTTCAGCTTGCTATCTTCTGCTTCTTTGAAGCGCGTAGCGTTACCTGTGAAGGCAGAGATAGTTTGCTTCTGAGCAGATCCGCAAAGCACGATTGAAGGCGTTGCACCCTGATCCCAACAATCAGCGATAACCCCTTTAAGGAGCGCTTCTGTAACGGCTCTTTGAGTACCGTCAGTTGCAGCAGCATTTGGATACCCAGATGTTCCTGATCCTGATGTAGTACCGTCTGCGCCGCCAGTTCCACGCGCTGCGTTAGTAGTCAAGAATGCTGGCAAACCAGCAGTAACGCGAGCCGTACCAGACGCCCCAGCATTTCCCGCCACATTTGACAGACACATCTTTTCCATGTCGCGTTTCATTTCAGACAACTTATAAGCGACTTGCTTGGCTACTGTCTGAGCATTAGCAACACCATTAACCGCTTGGTTTGTATCAGAAACCTCTACAACCTTAGCGCTAATATTTGTATAGTTGCCTTTCCGCACTGCGTTTGTTGGTGCAGAGTTAGACAGCCCAACATCACCCTCTATTTGGGTGTTTGTCGCTGCTGCGGCCAAATCTACTTCAGACCATTCAAAGTAAGTATTATCAACGCTGCGCGTTCCAATAGCACTCATAAAAACGGTTTCAGTAGGCGACACTGAGGCTAAGGCCTCAGATAAATCCTCGCGGATTGTTGAAACATCATATGTTTCATTTGTATTTGCAGTAACAGCCATTGCCGTATCCTTTCATTGCAAAAGTTAAGAGAGAAGAAAATTAGCAACATCATCAATGCCGCCTCTTTTCTGCATCTGCGCTCTAGCTTGTTTAGATTTTGTAGCTTTTCCTGCCGTTGCTGCCCGCTTTGCTGCCGGTTTCACTACAGGCCGCGCACCTTCTGCTTTTTTAGTAGCAGCGGTTTTGGTTTGCTGTAGCTCACGCCATTTCAAAGCATCGTTCAAGATCATAACTTCTTCAGCGGTTTTCACAGTAGAAATCTGCTCATTTGTCAGATCATAGTGCTTCTTTGCTTTAGTAGTCATTTCCTTGATAAATACAGTGCGCTTTTCTGGATCAGCAAAATCAGGCATCCATTCCTGCAAACGCATAGCTTGCTGTTCAAGAAACTGATTGTGTTGCTGTTCTTCTTGGGCGCGCTGCTGTTGCGCAACATATTGAGCCTTACGGTCAAAATCATTACGCTTATCAACGGCACGGCGATATTCTGCCTCTGCTTCTAAATAGCCTAGAGGGTCACTAGCGCGTAGTTCCTCTGATGGATATTGTGGCACAGGCGGTATTTCACCGTTTTGGATTTGCTGCATCATCTGTGCAAGCATTTGACGCTCTTGGGTCACTTTTTGAGTTACTTCCTCAACTTGCTTTTTGGCTTGCGCCGCTTCAGCCATGCCCTTTTGGATATACTTTTGCCCTGAGTACCCGCGTTTGAGTTCATCTAGGCTTACCTCTTTTTCTTCGCCATCTACTCTGACGCGATAAATAGGTTCCTCTTGAACTTCGCTTTCTTCAGCTTCTTCGTATTCCTCATCAACACTTTCTTCACTGGCATTGATCTCAGTGTCATCCACAAATTCAGCTTCAGCTTCTACCGTTTCGGGCTGACCGTCATCAGTTACCTCTACAGCATCTTCTATAACTTCTTGCGGATTTGGGGCTTCCATAATCAAATTTTCGGCAACAGCCCCTAAGTCATTACCGTTGATTGGGTTAGTCGTGTCCACGGTGCTTTCCCTTCTTCTGAAGGAGCTTCACTGCATCCACATCGGCTTGCAGCAAATGCTCAATTGCATTTAAGGCCCGCAGAATTGCGTGTGCCTCCTCGCGGTTGGATACGTCATCCTTACCGCTACTTGCGAAAACACTTTTTTGATGTTCTCGCAAATCTTCTATGGTTTCTCTAAACCAATCATTTTGCAGCAGAGATTGTGAGCGTTTGGCTCTTGTTTCAATATCCACCAGACATTCCCATCATTTGAGCGTTATGCTCACGAATAGCGTTTTGCTCCTGCTTTACGCCCTCAACGTCAACAGCAGCGCCATATTTACCTAGTATCTCAGCAACCTTAACGGCAAGATCCTGCACCATCTCATCACGCTGCAAATCATCATCCATGCCAAGCTTATGCATTTTATACTGCTGATCCATCTGAGCTTTTGCCATGTCAACTTGCGCTCTTGTCTGTGCCTTCATTTGCTCTGTTTGCAGGAAGGCCGCATTCGGATCTGGTTGGGGTTGTTGCGCTGCCATTTGTGCTTGCTGCTGTTGCTGCTGCATCATTTGCTGCTCAATTTCTGGCGTCATTGGCACAAAATACCTGTCTGCGTTTCTAATTCCACCCAAAGCCAGCATATCTGCCATAGTATTGCGTAGCTGTGTGAGCGTTACAACGCCGTTCTGAGGCCCGTATGTCTGATATAGCTGCTGCTGTATAGCAAATGCCTGTTGCAGCGCTACAGCGCGTTCATTTTCGCGCCCTGTGCCGATCCCGACATTAACAATGAGATCCATTTCTGCATCCCACGCTCTAGGATCTACAGGAACAAAACCACCATTTAAACGCATAAGCTGTTCATCATCAGTGTGCTTGACCATTAACTCCAACATGCGTTGAAACAATTGACGCATACCGCCTTCAGCAAAATTGCGAGCTATAACTTCAGCTTGACCCGTTTGGCCCTCTTGAGATGCAGCAATTGCCGTTGCTGTAGAAGATTTCAAAACGTCTGGATCAAGACCCTGCGCCATTTTGCTAACGCCGGTTTTGTTATCTACCAATTGGTCAAAATACTGCATAGCCGGTAAAGTCTGACCAGCCGTGAAAGGCACTGTCATTTCAGAAACCGCAGCCGGTGATTTAACCCTGATTATTCGTCCGATTTCATTATTTAAAAGATCGTCCACCGCGACCTGACCATCTACAATTTGTAGTGCTGGATTGTTCGTCAACGCCACGTTGTCCAAAACACCCCGCAACATTGCTGTAGCAGCGTCCTGATCGTCCATAACCAAGTCAACAAGAGATGTGCCAAAAAAAGCGTGTGGCTCTGGATCGCACTCAAAGATAGCGTATGGAATGTGATCTGCTTCGTAAAAATTAAGCAGCTTGTAGGAAGATCCAGCGCAAAGGAATTGATACAAAACCGGCACACCCGATCCCTCTATATCAAGTTCCATATATGCCGTTGTTACAGTGATTTTCTTTGATGCCGTAGAGGTGTTCTCATCATCGTCATCTGTAGCATACCCACGGCGCTCAAATTCTGCCTCATCGTCCATTGTGCTATACTGAGATCCATCAAGGTCAGCTAAATTATCTAAGCTAAAACCCATAGCCAAAAGGTCAGAAACACGCATTTCTGTGCTATGACCAACGCAATAGCAATCATCTATAGAACGTGCATTTCTATCTACAAAGAAATCTTCTGGCGGCACACTTTCTATGCATAGATCGCCATGAGGCATTGACCGCGCAATTTTGACATCATGCTCTGGGGTTTCTATTTCCATTCCCATTTCATCTACAGTGATGGTCATGCGGGCTTCATGCTCTAAAACCTCTACGTCATCCTCTTTTACGATAACGGTAAACGCCTCATCAGTCAGATTAGTGAACGTGTGGATCTCTGTTTCCATGTTTTCTTTGTGGTAAACGTAAGCAATCCCCGCCTTCTTCACCATAGCATCTTGGAAAACGTCGTTTAGCACACGATACCCATCATGCTGCTGAAACTTGTAGCTTATATATTGCGTAGCCTGTTCTGCTGATTGGACATCTTCTGGCCCACGCGGCACAAACTCAACAGGTTTTTCGCTTGTCAAAAAAATGCGTTGAATAGATGGCTTCATGCCACGCACGACTTCACGGCACTTAGTTGCTACAACCCTTGACCGGCCTTCTTCATAGCCAATATCAACTTCCCCATCAAAGTACCGTTGTGCTTTAATTCTTTGAGGCGCTATTTCACCGTCTATGAAATCCACCGCATCTTGAATTGCTTTGGAAACAATGCTTTCAATCTGTACTTCGTCTAATGGTTCTAAACGCATGTTGCTTCCTTTAATCTAACAGTCCACCAGCACGGCGCTCTGTTTCTTTTTGACCGGCACTGCCTAAGATTATAGCAATCTCATTAGCGAGCATTTGATTTTCTTCTTGCGTTCTTACTTTTCCTCGCAATGCGTCTTGCATAATCTCAACAGCTTTTAGAGCCTTATCTGTTCCCCGATCAGTTAAGGCTCTAGCAATGTCGTTGTAAATAGCTGTTCGTCTGCTATCCACCATCTCATCAGTGAAGCCCGTTAAATCAGAAACAATCTTTTGCGCTGCCTCAAAAGGTTTGCCTTGCAGCAAAGAACTTGCTGGCCCAAATTGTGTTTGATCTTCAACGCTTTTTTGTGTTGATTGCCGTATAGCTGTTTGAGATCCTTGTCTAAACTGACTTCTCACTAAAGCAGACTGCGCCACTTCATCAATTTGTTTAAGCATAGCTGGTGCTTGATCGGCTAAAATCATTGTAATTTTTTCACGCGCCGCATCAGAAGATGTTAAGCGATAAAATGCATCAAGCTGTCTTGCTTCTAAATCTGGGTCACTAGGAACGCTCTTAACATCTTTCAATACTTTCTTAATGTACTGGCTTAATCCCATTCTTAACGCTTGCGTTTGAGCGTCAGAGGGATTTGATCCAACAACATCAAAAACATCTTCAATTTCTGTTTGCGGCTTCAATGCATCACGACCTAATTTAAAAGCAGTTTGTTCTGAAATTGTATCGCCACCTAGTTTCACTGCCTCGTCGTACAAACGTCTATTTGTCTGAGGATCAATAACCGCTTCACCTAATGCTGATCTAAGCTGCCTTGCAAGTCTAGCATACCGATCACCTCTACTTGTCAATCTGTAAGTGCTAGGATCTCTGTTTTGTTCCGCTAGAGATTGCAATGCTCTTTTTAGATAATCTAATTGCTGCACATTTGGCTGTTCAGTTATGCTTCTAACGTTACCAGAAGCGTCAACATTTATTTTGAGCTGTTGATTTTTTATGCCAGCAGACAACATATCAGCGTTCGCTTCTTCAAACGCTTCTTTTAAGGTTTTACTATCAATTCTTGATATAACATCCTCAATTGCCAAACCTGTTCTGTCTGCGTAATTTATCGGAAACTTATAAGCTGCATCATACGCAGTTTGTCTTTGATCTCTTGTCGCATCATAAATTTTGTTTACCGCTTCTCTTGGCCCAAGGGGTGCATCACCTAAAGTATCTGTTAAAGTTTTTTCAAGATCACCCTTAACTGCACCAGCCCGTGCCTCTAGGGCATCACCAATCGTCTGTGATGGTTGTGGGCCAGATTGCCCAGCCGCATCAGCCAGCGCCCTAGCCGCAACGCCCGCATCAACAAGCATACCTTGCTCACCAGCTTTTTTAATGGCGTCAGAAGCAGATTGTAAATTGCCACCTTGGTTAAAAGCATTTTTTATAACCATTGCAGCGCCACGAGAAATCCCCAAAGCAGATGCAATCATTGGCACATCAGATTTACGTAAAACGTCTAAAACATTTCTTCCAGCAGCACCAACAACGGGTAATCCTGCGCCTACCGCACCGCCAGTTGCCCCACCAATTGCTCCACCCTTTAAGCCTTCTGTGAGCCTTTGACCCTGTTGAGCTTCACCAGAAGCTTGGATGGCCCCTGTCACTGCACCAGAACCGGCAGCAGCAAGTGAACCTCGCGCAACATTTGTGAGCATACCCTTTGATGGATCTCCTGCTAAAACTTTAGCAAGTTGAGGAAATCTCATAGCTAAGGCAGCAGCTTCAGCAACACCTACTCCCGCTTGCGCTGCAAATGTTTCCATTGGGCGCTCTGCACGTTGTGCAGCAGATATTGCCCGCATAGCAGCTTGCGCGTCATTGCCAAAAAATTTTCCCGCCAATTCATCTAAATAAGAACCCGCGCCAAATCCCATAGACTGACTTGCCGCCATTACCGGCCCTGTCATTCTGCCTAATGGCGATTGTTCTTCAGCCGCACTTAAAACCATTTGGTTCGCAAATTGTGTTGTGGCTTCTTTTTCACCCATATTTTTAGCTTTAAATTCAGCTATTTTATCTGGATCTGATGATGAGAACC